AACTACCGCCGCCATTGCCACTACGCGAACCAATTGAACGTCTATACAATTTACGTACTTCAATAACTTCACTTGGTAGTATGTATTCGTTTTGATCTTCAGTAAGAGTTAAAAACAAGTATGACTCTTCTACAGCATGATCTGTTCTTTGTCTATACTTTGTTAGTGCTTTTGTTAAAGCAGACTCGTAATGAATTGGGTCAAGTTCAACATCAACCATGCCTCCACCTAAAAATGCGTTAACATAGTCGAATATTTCTTGTTTTTGTGTACTTATACCTGTAGCCATATGTCTTGTTCTCCAATAGTATTTATCGTATCGATAAATATGTATATGCCAAGACTATCATTATATAAACCAGAAAAGGGCAACGATTACAAATTTATGGATCAAAGGATCTATGAAATGTTTACCATTGGCGGTACTGATGTGAATATACACAAATATGTAGGTACTGACGATGGAGAAGTTGTTAAAGATAATACTCAGATTCAAGATATTCTGTTTTTAGAAAATAGAGACAGAAAGTACGATGATGACATCTACACTATTAGAGGCATATACAATGTACAAGACATCGATTTTGATTTAAGTCAATTTGGACTGTTCTTAACTAATGATACATTGTTTATGACTATACATATTACATCAAGTGTTAGCGCACTTGGTAGAAAGATAATGAGTGGTGATGTAATAGAAATACCACACTTGAAAGATGAGTATGCAGAAAATGATTTTGCTACAAGTCTTAAAAGATATTATGTTGTAGAAGATGTAAACAGAGCCGCTGAAGGATTTAGTCCAACGTGGTATCCACACTTATACAGAATTAAATTAAAACAAATTGTTGATAGTCAAGAGTTTGCTGATATACTCGAAACGCCAGAAGATGAAGACATCTTCATAGGCGATTACAGTACTACAACAACTTATGAAATTGGGCAAGTTGTAAAGTATAAAGGCAAGCTATATCAAGCTACCGCACAGACAGTAGGAAACACACCTACAGACGTTTTTAATTGGTCAGAGTATACTGAGAACACCCTAAGAGATTTACTAAGCACATACGATAAAGAAAAAGCAATTAACGATGCTGTACTTGCTGAAGCAGAAGCTGATGCTCCTAAGTCAGGGTATGATACTGGACATTACTATACATTAGATACAGATGATTCAGGTAAAACTAGAGTTAATACTGTAGAAGATAAAGATGCTGGCAAACCTTCAAGAAGCGGTTATGCTGGTTACTTGGTAGAAGATGGACAACCACCTAATGGTTCGGCATTTGGTAGTGGTACTAGTTTTCCTGCTATTAATGAAGCAGGAGACTATTTTTTACGTACAGACTTTTTGCCTAATAGATTATTTAAGTTTGATGGCGGTAGATGGCTTAAGGTACAAGATAATATTAGAATGACAATGACAAATACTAATCAAAGATTAAATCAAATTGGTACATTCATTAATAACACAAACACTGATGTTATCGGTGATGAAACTGTAACAGAACGACAGGCACTAAGTAAAGCCTTAAGACCAAAAGCGGATGACGTATAATGCAATTTTTCTATGATGCACAAATAAGAAGATACATAACTCAACTAATTAGAATGTTGAGTAACTTTAATGTGCAAGATGCACATGGTAACGAAAAACAAGTTCCAGTGATGTACGGCGACTTAACAAGGCAGGTTGCAAATATTATTAGAGATAATTCAGAAAACAAAATACCCACAGCACCACGTATGGCTGTATATGTTACTGGATTAGAAATGGATAGAGACAGAACAGCTGACTCAAGTTTGATTAGCAAAAGACATGTACGTGAACGCACATACGACAGTGCTACAGGACAATACCTTAACACACAAGGTAAAAACTATACTGTAGAACGACATATGCCAGCACCTTACACGTTAAAAGTAAGTGCAGATATTTGGGCTAGTAATACAGAACAAAAGTTACAAATATTAGAGCAAATATTAGTGTTGTTTAATCCTAGTTTTGAAATACAAACTACAGACAATTATTTAGACTGGACTAGTTTAACTGTTGTAAATATGGAAGGCATTACATTTAGTTCTAGATCAATTCCTATTGGTGTAGACAGTGAAATTGATGTTGCTAATCTACAGTTTAGCACACCTATATACTTAACACCTCCTGCTAAAGTAAAACGCTTAGGTGTTACAACAAGTATTATATCCAATATATTTAATGAGCAACAAGGTGATATTAATTTAGGTGCTACTGTTGCAGGACAAATAGACGGCACTGAGCCTACATTTGTAACAAGAGTAAACACAGGGCCAATTGATGGTATTAATGATGGAAGTACTATAACTGTCGACGATGGTGAATTTCCAAATCAAGGTACAGGACTTATGGACTTTGATACTAAACGTTTATTTGATAAAACAAGTATTAGTAGTACATATCAAAACTATGGGCTAAGTGTAGATAATGATGTTGCACAACTAGTATATAAAAATAAAGTTGGTGATATTAAGTGGCCAGAACTTGTCGAAGCATATCCAGGCACATATCAAGCAGGGGTTAGTAGAATACTTTTAAAGTCTAATGACGGTGATACTTATATAACAGGTACATTTACAATAAATCCATTAGATGAAACAAAAATTGTTATTGACTTTGATAGTGATTCGTTACCAGATGATACTGTTATATCAGGGCCTGCTAGAAGTTCTAACAGTTTAACAACAATAGATTACATTATTGACCCACTTAGATTTAATCCAGATCAAATTAAAGTTGCAGGTGTACGTTTATTAATTTTAAGTGATATTGGAAATAGTGAAAATGCAGACGGTCCTGATGCATGGAAAAATGCAGACGGCAGTGATTTTATTGCCAACGAATCAGATATATTAGAATGGGACGGAACTAATTGGCATGTTGTGTTTGATGCAAGCGGTGCCGATGACGGAAGTACCGGATCACCAGCAACATATATTAGTAATCTAAATACAGGTATTCAATATAAATGGAATGGCGAATTTTGGATTAAAAGCTACGAAGGAGAATACTCAGGAGCGACTTGGTCCATACTACTTGATGCATAATTATTAGTATGAAAGAGATTGTATGTAGCGGAGCACTATTCTACTCCTTAAACACTGAAAGATTTTTATTTTTACATAGAACAGGAAATAAATTTAATGTTTCCTGGGGTCTTGTTGGCGGTACTAACGAACATAAAGAAACTCCGTGGGAAGGTCTTAAAAGAGAAATTCAAGAAGAAATTGGTGAAGTAAAATATAAAAAAGTTGTTCCTTTAGAAAGTTTTGTTAGTAATGATAATCACTTTTTCTTTCATACATATCTTATTGTAGTAGACACAGAGTTTATACCTACTCTTAATAAAGAACATGACGGTTACGCATGGGTTAGTATAGCAAAATGGCCTAAACCGTTACATCATGGATTACGTAATACTCTGCAAAATAAAACTATTCAAAATAAGATAACAACAATAATTAAAGTATTAAAGGTAATAGACACTAATGAGTGAAGTAACTAAACATGACTGGGGTCATGAACTTACTATTGCTAGTACTAATGATTACAGTACAAAAATACTAGCATTTGCAGGACCCGGAAGTAAGACTAATTTTTCTTTTAATGTAAAAAAGGAAAAAACTTGGTTTGTTAATACCGGACATTTTAAATTAAGATGGATTGATACTGACACTGGACAACTATTTGAAACAGTATTACAAGAAGGTCAAACACATCATGTACCTCCGCTAATGCCATGTTGCTTGGAAGCAATATCAGCAGACAGTTCAATTACTGAATCTAGTAACGGTGATTATGATAAAGATACATTTATTGTGTTACCATCTAAGAATGTAGGATAAACAATGTTTCCAAGATTAACAACTTCTGAAAAATGGCTTAAAGATATGAACAGATATCAAACCGTATACAGCAATTTAGATGAAGGTACTATTAAAGATAAATTAGGTTTATATATTAAAACATTTGAAAGTTTAAGCAACGATATTGATGTAGGACATCAAAGTGGTAGTGGAGGATATATTAAGCCTCGACAACTCATTGATATAAAGCATAACCTATTTAAGACTAAAGAAAAAATAGAAGTAGTTATTAAGCAATTAAATCTGTGATATACGTTTAATTGTTATAGCACCTACCATTGCAGGGTGCAATGTACATTGATATCTGTAGTTACCCGAAATTGTTTCTGGTACTTCCCAATATAATGTTCCGCCATCTTTTCCGTTAGCACTTGCACCAGTGTTCACGTTACCAATAATATCAACATGTGTTAAACCTGTTGAGTATGCTGTTCCAGTACTATCTTGTATTTCAAATGGATGTCCACCAATTTGATCTAAGTCAAAAGCAATAGTCATACCACCTATTGCATATAGGTTTGGATTGGCGCTACTATATCCATGACTATCAACTGAGTATGATGAGTTACCATTATTATTCATTCTAATCATAGCCATTGCAGGCATATAACTTTTATCAATAGTTCTACTAGTTCTGCCAACTTCCTCTAGATCGTCATACTTGCTAACACCTAGTGTTGCTGGCATATCTATTCTAACAGTACTACCTGTTACTGTAGTATTAATGTTTGTACCGCCAGTAAAGGTAAAAGTATCAGTTGTTCCTGTTGCTGATACTGTGCCTGCATCACCGTTAAATGTTAACCATAAATTTTGATCAGGATCTCCGCCGCCTCCGCTGATGTTGTCTGGTGCCCATTCTGCACCAGACCAAACTAATGCTTGTCCTGTGGATGCAACTGAACTACTAACATTTGCTAACGACGATAGATTAGCATTTGTGCCTAGTGCATCTAAAATACCATAACCAGCAAGTGTGGTTGGTGTTGTACCTAGGTCTGCAAAATCTTCAACAGCATCAGTAATTCCGTAACCTGTTATTGTAGTTGGTTTAGCTGACAGTGATGCAAATGCACCATCAAAAGCATCAGTAATTCCGTAACCTGTTATTGTAGTTGGTTTTGCAGTAAGTGCAGCAAATGTGCCGTTAAATAATAAAGATGTAGTGTCTGTTAAGTCACTTAGGTCTGCCGGTATAGTTGGTGTATTTTGTAAGTTATTATAATTTAAAAAGTATACACTATCTTGTCCATCTAGTGTATCGGCGTCTGTGCCGCCGCCACCTGTTGTTGAATCAAGCCCTGGCGACCATTTTGCGCCATCCCATTTTAACACATTACCTGCAACAGGAGTTGTATTTGTAGTATCTACATCAGTTAAATCGTTTATACTAAGTGTAGGTGTAGTACCGTTTATAGTTAATGTATTACCTACAACTTGCGTGGCTATGTTAGTTCCACCTTCAAACGTTATTGTACTAGTTGGTAGCGATGCTGATATAGATCCTACATCTGCAGCAATTTCTGAAAAAAGATTTTGATCAGGATCGCCAACTGCTCCGTTAAAACTAATACTTACTTCGTCGCCAGTTATTGCTGTAACTATGTTAGTACCGCCTGTTATAGCAAACGAATCGTTTTCGTTATCTGCTGTAGTAGTGCCTGTGTCTGCTGTAAATGTCTTAAATGCATCTGGTTGTTCAGCAGATATACCTCCACCTGAAACTACATTCCAAGAAGTACCGTCCCAAATCCATGTTGTTGTTCCGTCAGTAAATGTGTCATCTACATTTGGTGTTACTGGAAAATTTAATGCCATTACAAGCCTCCACTAATATTTATCGTTCCTAACGCTGACCACGTGTTTGCCGAGCCATGTCTACTATACAAAAACCTATTTGGTCCACCCATTAAGTTAGTTAAGTTATTATAATCATTGTCAACACCACTAGTACTTATCACAGATTTTGTATCGCTAAGAACCTTTTCTAATAATTGGCTAGGAGTTAAGTCAGGACGTACTTGTAAATGTAATGCACACACACCTGCTACTTGTGGTGCAGCCATTGATGTGCCGGTAATACTCATAATTTTAAAGTTTGTATCTGCTGGATAATCTAACTGTGAATACGATTCATCTGCTAAATTGCTTGATGTACTTATAATTTGGCTGCCGGGTGCATATATGTTTACTCCGGGACCTCTATTTGAACTTTCATTTAACTGATCAAGACCTAATGTGCGTGATGCATCAATATTACCTACTGTAAATGCTTCATCACTATGTGGCGAACTTCCTTGGTGATAAAATGCAACTGATGGCGAACCTGCAAACAATACAGCGTTTGCATAATCAGGGCCGCCGAGATTTTCAACTTTCATAAAGTTATTTCCTGAAGCAATGCAAACATGTATGCCGGCGTCAATCATGTCTTCAATTTCTGCATCAACTGACGCAACTCTTTGAGGTAGTTGGGTAACTGTTCCGCCTTCATAAATTGGCGGCAGTATGCCTGTTCCATTAAACAAAGCATTTCTATTTGTGTAATCAGATCCCCAGGTCCAGCTTGTGCCTCTATGCGATCCAGTTACAGGATCTCCATTTGTTTGGAACACGTACCCCCAACTCATATTTACAACAGTTGGTCTTTTTTCACCAGTGTTTGGATCAATTGGTTTATTATTGTGCCACAATCTTATAAGATCAAATGCATCAATCTGCGCTGTGCCTGTGCCGTCAGATACCCCGTCAAGTGTTTCTAAACCTTGAAGTTTTTGGCTGTAAATATGAGCGCCTTTTGCCCAGCCATATGTTTTGCCTGCGGCGATTCCTGCAACGTGTGTACCATGA